AGATATCAATGATATTTTCAATAGTGAAGAGAATCTTTCCGAAGAATTTAAACAAAAAGTTTCAGTTATTTTCGAAGCAAGAGTAGCAGATAAATTTAATTCACTTAAAGAAGAATTGGAAAATTCATATGCAACTCAACTTCAAGAAGCAATCGAATCTATCAATAATGATTTAACCGATAAAGTTAATGATTATCTAGACTATGTTGTTGAGCAATGGATGGAAGAAAACCAGGTAGCTATCGAATCAGGACTTCGTTCTGAATTAGTAGAAGATTTCATTGGTGGACTACGCAATCTATTTGCTGAACATTATATTGATGTTCCAGAAGAAAAAGTTGATCTAGTTGATGAACTAGCAACACAAGTTGAATCTCTAGAAGCCAAGTTGGACGAAGAAATTCAACGTGGAATGGAATACAAGAAACAACTTGTTGAATCAAAGAAAGCAGAAGTGCTTTATACTGTATGTGATGGACTTACCGATGTTCAAGCAGAAAAAATCAGATCACTTGCAGAAAGTGTTGAGTTCTCCACAGAGGAAGAATATAAGGAAAATCTTGAAACAATTCGTGAGAATTATTTCCCATCCGGTATCAAGAAAGCAACAGAAGCTTCATTGAATGAACAAGTCGAAGATGAAGGCAAACAAGTAATTGCTGATCCAGTAATGAAAGCTTATGCCGACACAATCAGAAAAACAATACCTCGTTAATTTAGGAGAACTTAAAAATGTACTTAACAGAAGAACTACAAAAGAAATGGAGTCCAGTTCTTGATCATCCAGATCTAGCTCCAATTAAAGATCCATACCGTAAAGCAGTTACAGCTATGGTTCTTGAAAACCAACAAAGAGCATTCCAAGAAGAAAACAAGATTCTTATGGAAGCTTCACCTGCTAACGCAACTGGTGGTGGTCTAACTGGTGGCGCAGCAGCAGCAGGTCCTATGGCTGGTTTCGATCCAATTCTTATCAGCCTTGTTCGTCGTTCATTGCCTAACCTTATTGCTTATGATATCTGCGGTGTTCAGCCTATGACTGGACCTACAGGTCTTATCTTTGCAATGCGTAGCACATACTCAACAGCAAACGTAACAGCAGGTGCAGCAGAAACCTTCTACAATGAAGTTAATAGCGCATTCTCTGGTACAGGTGCTCAAACTGCCCTTTCACTTGCTGCTAATACAGCACTTGGATCACAAAACGTATTTGCATCAACAGTTACAACTGGTCTAGGTCTAACAACCGCCGCTGGTGAAGCTCTTGGTACAACTTCATCACCTGCTGGTGGTACATTCAATGAAATGGCATTCAGCATTGAAAAAGTTACCGTTACTGCTAAGACACGCGCTCTAAAAGCAGAATACACAATGGAACTTGCACAAGACCTTAAAGCAGTTCATGGTCTTGACGCAGAAACAGAACTAAGCAATATTCTTTCCGCTGAAATTCTTGCTGAAATTAACCGTGAAGTTGTTCGTACAATCTACGCAGTTTCTAAGGTTGGTGCTCAAGTTGGTACTACAACACAAGGTACTTTTGACCTAGATACAGACTCAAACGGTCGTTGGATGGTTGAAAAGATCAAAGGTCTTGCATTCCAAATCGAACGTGAAGCTAACTACATTGCAAAAGATACCCGTCGTGGTAAGGGTAATATTGTAATCTGTTCTTCAGACGTTGCATCAGCTTTCGCAATGGCTGGAATTCTTGACTACAATTCAGCCCTACAAGGTCAAGTTAACCTAACAGTTGACGATACTGGTAATACCTTTGCAGGTACAATGTTCGGTCGTATCAAAGTTTATATCGATCCATATTTCCCACAAGGCACAACCTCAGAGTTTGCCGTTGTTGGTTATAAGGGAAGCAACGCATATGACGCAGGTATTTTCTACTGCCCATACGTTCCTCTCCAAATGGTTCGTGCAGTTGATACCGGATCATTCCAACCTAAGATTGGTTTCAAGACTCGTTACGGTCTAGTCGCAAACCCATTTGCTCAAGGTCTAACACAAGGTGTTGGTGCCCTAACAGCAATGAGCAATGTGTACTACCGCGCAATGAAAGTTGCAAACATAATGTAAGTTGTAAAAAATATAATAACAATAATATTATATTCAAAAGGGGACTGAAAAGTCCCCTTTTTTTATCTACATAAATAGTAGAAAGAGGAATTACTATGAGTGCATTAGATAGAAATCCAAGAAATCCTAATCCATTACAACCAAATAAGTTTAAACTAGGATTTGCTCGTTCTCCATCAATTCAATTCTTTTGTCAATCAGTCAACATACCAGGCGTTTCTTTATCAGAAATACCAAGAAATACACCATTTGTTGATCTTTATGTGCCTGGCGAAAAGGTAATATATGATCTTTTAAGTATTACTTTTATTGTTGACGAAGTATTAATGGGTTGGTTTGAGATTCATGATTGGATCAGAGCATTAACATTCCCCGAGAAGTTTGAACAATATCAGCAATTAAAACAATTATCTCCAGTAACTAATCAAGATTTTCCTCAATATTCTGATGCTTCTTTAACGGTATTAGATTCTTCGCAACAACCAACTTACAGAATCAAGTTTGTTGACTGTTTTCCAACATCTCTCTCTTCAATTGTATTGAATACAACAGAAGATCCAACAACAATAATAACAGCAGATGCTACCTTCAGATTTTCTTATTACCAGATTGAAAAGTTGTTTTGAGTATGCTATAATTAGGTAATTATTGGAGTTTTATTATGTATAGTGTTGATGAGATTATCGAACTTTGGCAAAAAGATTCTGTCATAGACAGAACAGAACCCGGAAGAGAATTAATCAATATTCCTATTCTTCATGCGAAGTATTTAAAGATATTATCTAATCATAGATTAGCTATGAAGAATTGTGAGTTTAATTTGAATAAACTCAAGAAACTTAAGTGGGAATATTATACGGGTAAAATGGACAAAGATACTTTAAATACTTATGGATGGCAACCATTTCCATATACTTTAAAGTCTGAAATAACGACATATCTCGAAAGTGATGATGAATTGATTAAACTGTATGCAAAGAAACAACTACACGAAGAAGCGGTTGAATTATGTTCTAGTATTATTAAAGAGTTGAATTCACGAACATATCAATTACGTTCCTTCATTGATTATGAAAAATTTATAAATGGAATATGATTTAACAATATCAAAAATAAATGAAGTATTTGTTCATGTAACTTGTGATAGAAGTGTTGCAAAAGAATTATCTGAGTATTTTTCTTTCAGAGTACCAGGTTATCAATTTGTGCCAGCTTTTAAGAATAAATTGTGGGATGGTTACATAAGATTATTTAATTTACAGACAAATAACATATATCATGGATTAATAGATTATATAAAAATCTTTGCGACTGAAAGAAATTATTCGATCAATATTGATCCAGAAATAACAATAACCAAAAACTTTTCTGTTAATGAAGCCAATGAGTTTGTTAAATTATTAAATCTACCTGTTGAACCTAGAGATTATCAAATCAAGGGATTTGTAGATGCTATAAGAATGAAACGTATATTAATCGTTTCTCCGACAGCATCAGGCAAATCTCTTTTACTTTATATGATTACCAGATTTATCAAATTAAATCATAAGAAGGGTATTTTGATTGTACCAACTACATCACTTGTTGAACAGATGTATTCAGATTTCAAATCATATGGTTGGGATGTAGAAAAATACTGTCACAAACAATATCAAGGTAAAGACAAAGTAACAGATAAGTTTTTGACTATTACTACATGGCAATCGATTTATACATTACCACAAGAATATTTTGAGCAATTTGATTTTGTGCTAGGAGATGAGGCGCATTTATTTAAAGCTAAATCATTGACTACTATAATGTCTAGTCTTATTCATGCCGATTATAGGATAGGATGTACAGGTACATTGGATGGTACTAAGACACATAAGCTTGTATTAGAAGGTTTGTTTGGTATGTCAAAGAAAACTGTTGACACAAAACAATTGATGGAACAGAAGATTCTTGCTGAGTTAATGATAAAATGTTTGGTATTGAAATATCCTGAAGTTAGTTGTAAGTTAGTTAGACAGATGGATTATCAATCAGAATTAGACTATATAGTTAGTAATACAGCTAGAAATGAATTCATTAAGAATCTGGCTGTTTCCTTGAATGGTAACTCTTTGATATTGTATCAATTTGTTGAAAAGCATGGACAAATATTGTATAATATGATTAGTGAGGTGAGTAAAGAAAGGAAAGTATTCTT